CCGCCGCGCCGGCCCTCCCCGAGTCCCTCCAGCGCGCGGTGGACGCGGCCGCCGTGAAGGCCGCCGAGGCCGCCATCGCCTCGCGCCCCAACCCCGTCGTCCCGGGCCCGGTGACGTCCGGCGCGAAGGACTTGCAGCTCGACCCGCCCGAGGGGCGGATGGAGCATGCGCGTCTGGGCGTGCGCATGAAGGCCCTCTACGTCCAGAGCGCCGAGCGGCTGGGTGTCGCGCACAAGCCGGGCATCGACAAGCTCAAGGCCTACGTGGAGCGCTGCAAGTCGGTGGGTGTCTTCAGCGGCATCTTCGAGCAGGGCGGCGCGCTCTACTCCCGCGAGACGCGCTCCGAGGAAGTGGTGGAATTGCTGCGCGCGGACGCCATCCTCCTGGCCGCTGGCGCGCGCACCGTCTCCGGCTACGGTGGGAAGTTCACTGTCGGCCGCCTCAACCAAGGCCCGTCCGTCTTCTGGGTGGGCGAGTCGCAGGCGCCCGACAAGTCCGACATCAAGACGGGCACCGTCGAGCTGGGGGCGCACAAGGCCATGGCGCTCGTGCCCATGTCCAATGACTTGATGCGCCTGGGCAACAGCAGCGCGTCGGCGGACATCGGCCGCGAGGTGGCCCAGGCCATGGCGCTGGAAGTGGACCTGGCGGGCCTCTACGGCAAGGGCGCCAAGATGCCCACCGGCATCTACGAGCTGGTGCCCAACGGCAACAAGGCCGCCGTCACGGGGACGACGGCGGACAACATCCGCAGCGACCTGAAGCTCAAGCTCATCAAGCCCATCACCACCGCGAAGCTGAAGCTGGCGGGCAACATGCCCTTCTACTTCATGGACTCCGGGACGCACCTCTACCTCTCGGAGTTGCGCGACAACGCGGGCTACATCTTCCCCGGCCTCCAGAACTTCGAGGACCCGCGCCTCAACGGCTTCCCCGTGAAGGTGACGGAGTCCATCGCCGGCAAGAACCACATCGGCTTCGGGCTCGCCGCGCAGCTCTACTACGGCGAGGCCTCCGCCATGGAGGTGACGGTGGGCGAGGCCTCCGGCGACTTCGAGGCGGACCAGATGACGTTGCGCGCGGTGTGGGAGGGCGACTGGGCCCTGCGCCACCGGCAGGCCTTCGCCTTCCTCACGGGCGCCAACTACAGCGGGTAGTCCGCGCGCCGCCCCCTTCAACCCCTCCAGGGAGACACACGCCATGCACCCGACGCGCAACAACACCGGCGCCTTCATCCACGCCGCCAACCTCTCGCACGCTCCGGCCGCCAACGCCGCGGGCACGCGCAACGGCGCGGCCTTCACCTTCGGCACCTACCGCAGCCTCGTCTTCTCCGTCATGACGGGCGCCACCACCGGCGCCCCCACCACCACCTCGGCCACGTACAAGCTCCAGACGAGCCCGGACGGCACCGCGTGGGCGGACGCGAAGACTCGCGACGGCGAGGTGGTGAGCCTCACCATCACCGCCGCGAGCATCGCGGCCGAACTGGACGTGGACCTCCAGGAGGTAGTGCCGGCGGCGCATGACCGGATCCGCTTCGTGGAGACCGTCGCCTTCACCGGCGGCGCCACGCCCACGCTGTTGAGCGCAGCCACCATCATCTTCGGCGGGGGCCAGACGCTGCCCGTGTAGCGGCGGGCACGCCTTCCCCCCCTTCCGTGCCTGCCCGGGCCGGGGCGGCTCCGTGCCGCCCCGGCCCTCTTTCTTCCCGAGGTGCCCATGCCCGCCGTCGAGGACCTGCTCACCGCCGCGCAACTGCCCGCCACCGTGCGCGACGCGGCCGAGCCCGAGCGCCTGCCGCTGCTCATTACCGCCGCCTCCCTTGCCCTGGCAGGGCACGTGGGCTACCCGCTGCACCGCCGCACGGGCGTGGTGGAGTCCGTGGCCAGCCAGGGAGGGCGCTACCTCTGGCTGCGCGCCGGGGGCGTGCGCCAGGTGCTGCGCGTGGAGGTGCGCGGCGTGGAGCTGCCCGCCACCGCGTACGCGCTGGAGTCCGCCCTCATGGGGCGCGTGGTGTCGCGCGGGGAGGCGTGGCCCTTCACTGGCCGCTACTCGCCCGGCGTCTCCTCCACGCCGCTGCACGTGGAGGACACCGGGGAGCTGCTCGTCACCTACGACGCCGGCTGGGTGACGCCCGGGCAAGCGGCCCTGGACGGGACACTGGTGGTGGACCTGCCGGCGGACGTGCAACTGGCCGCGCAGATGGTGGTGGCCGCGCTGGTGCACGGAGACGGCGCGGAGGAAGCCGTCTCCGAGTCCATCGGCGCCACCTCGCTGACGCGCGCCACGGATGAGGACGGGCAGTTGCCCACGGTGCCCGCCCGCGCGCGGCGCCTGGTGGCCCGGTACTGCCGGCCGCGACACGGGGCGGGCCCGTGAGCCTCCTGGGCCACCGCTTCCGCCAGCGCTTCGGCCTGGCCCGGCTGCTGTCCGCCGATGCTGGCGGCATCGAGGAGCACGACGAGCCCACCGTGCACGCCTGCCGCTTCGAGGGCAGCACGAAGCGCCTAGTCGCCCCGGACGGCACCGACGCCACGTCGGAGGCCGTGCTCTTCACTGCCGTGAAGGTGGAGCCCGGGGACCTCCTCTGGCTGCCCGGCACCACCCCGGGCGACGTCAACACCCAGCGCCGGCCGCTGCGCGTCACCCCGTGCGTCAACATCCGCGGGGGCCTGGACCACTACGAGGTGTACGTCTGATGGGTGCCACGCTGAAGGACGTGGAGCTCCACGTGGCCCAACTGCTGGAGGGCGCGGACCTGGGCTTCTCCATGACGGCGACGCCGCCGAGCCTCTACTACCGCGCATGGCCGGTGGCGGCACCGCCCCTCATGGTGGCGGTGCGCGAGGTGAGCGGCGACGCGCCCGAGGACTACATGGGCACGGGCCGCAGCTACCTCCAGCCGGACGTGCAGGTGGTTGCGCGCGGCCGCACGTACGCGGAGGCCCAGGCGCTGGCCCGCCAGTGCTGGAGCGTGCTGCACCTGGCGGCCGTGCCCGGCTACGTCTCCTGCCGCGCCCAGGGCGCCCCCGCGTACATGGGCCCGGACGGCAACGACAAGCACCGCTTCGCCTTCACCGTCACCCTGGCCTACGCCGGCTGACGCGAGGCGGGCGCCCCTTCTGGGTGCGTATGCCTGTCCGCGTGAAGCTCGACCTCCGCCCCCTCCTGAAGCTGCGCCAGCGCGCGCCCGAGGTGCTGCGCGAGTTGGACAAGCCGCTGCGCGCCACCGTCCGCCACGCGCTCGACTTGTCGCAATTCGACGTGCCGCGCGGGGACCAGGACGTCGAATACGACAAGCACGGGAATGAGAAGCAGCGGACGCGCCCGCTCGCCGACACGGGCTTCATCGACGGGCCCGAGTACCGCCTGGACAAGCGCCTCTCCACCACGTGGGTGGCCGGCTACGCGCACCACGCGGCCGGCGCCATCCACGAGGGCTTCCACTGGGGCGAGGAGATCATCAACCCGCCCCCCCACTTCCTGAAGAAGGCCTTCCGCCGCTCGCGCTCCGTGGGGCGCAAGGGCGTGAAGCAGGCCCTCGAACAGGCGCTGAAGAAGATGTTCCCCTCGAAGTAGCGAAAGGCATGGCCATGGCTGACCCGGAAGTCCTCTACGCGCAGAAGGTCCACTTCACCCTCCTGCCCACCACCCCGCTCGTCACTCTCGAAGAGGCGGAGGTCGACCCCGAGCCCGTCGCCACCGAGCTGGACGGCATCACGGAGTGCTCCGTCTCCGAGGCGGCCGACAGCGTGGACACGAACTACTACGGCAGCGACGGGTACAAGAAGAACGCCGCCACCCTCACCGGGTTGACCATCAGCCTCAGTGGGCACCGCCTCCGGGACAACGCCGCGCAGAACGCGCTGGAGGGGCAGTTCCGGAAGCTCGGCTACCTGCACGTCATCCGCGACGCGGAGGCAACGGCGGGCCAGCGAGGCAAGCGCTACGCGGTGCGCGTCATGACCTTCGACTCCGGAGGCCCGTCCTCGGATGTGGACAAGCTCACCGTCAGCCTCACCGGCCAGGGCGCTCCCGTCGCGTTGTAGCCGCCCCTTCTTCACCTCGCAGCCGCCCACCTGGAGAAGCCAGACATGAACGACGCCCCCCAGTACCGCAAGCCCCTCGGCATGCCCCGGAAGTTCCACAAGCGCATCACCATCGGCGGCGCGGACTACGACATCTGCGAGCCGTCGTCGGGAGACAAGACGGCCGCGCTGGCGAGCAGCAGGAAGGCCGGCGAGCTCGACGACAAGAACCACCCCGTCGACGAGGACGCGGGCATGCACTTCCTCGCGCGGATCGCCATCGTGTGCCTCTACCACCCGGGCGGGGTGCGGCGTGTCTTCGAGCAGGAGGAGAACGCCGCCGTGAAGAACGAGCCCTGGCTGGACGAGTACGGCAAGGACTTCTCCGCCGCCTTCGGTGGCCCGACGGTGGAGGAGGCGCGGGGAAACTCCGAAGCCACCCCGAGCTGAGCGTCGTCTACGGGGTGGCGAAGTTGATGGGCGTGTCGCCTGAAGCAGTGCGCGAATGGCCCTGGTCCGATGTCGTGCACCTGCTGGCCTACTGCGAGCAGGAGAACGAGGAGATGAAGGCGCACCTCCCAGCGCCTGGCGCCTCCGCTTCACCCTCCCGGGGCCCTGCCTCGAAGAGCACCACCACCGTCTACCGCTTCGGCCCCAAGCCGAAGCGGTAGGCAGCCCTCCTCCGGAGTCCTGTCATGGCTTTGAAAGTGGGCGACCTCTACGTCGCCGTCACCGCGAGCATCGGCGAAGCCCTCGTCAGCGTGGGCAAGCTGGTGAAGGGCGTGGAGCGGGCCGCCAAGCAGGTGAAGGAGGCAGCGGAGCCCATCGGCAACATCGGCGCCGTGGTGGCCGCCGGCATCGCCGCGGCGGTGGCGGCCTCCGCCGAGTCCAACGCGGCGATGAAGGAGCAGACCGAGCGCATCAAGGACCTGCTCATCACGCTCGCCGCCGAGCTGGGGGACCTCTTCGCGCCCCTCGTGAAGAAGGTAGCGAACGTCATCGAGCAGGTGGTGGCCAAACTCCAATCCCTCTCACCCGCCACGAAGCGCGCGGGCGCGGGCATCGCCGCGTGGGTGGCTGGCGTGGGCTTGGGCGTCGGCGCCGTCGGGAAGCTGGCCGGCGCGATGGAGGGGATGACCAAGGGCATGGCGCTCGTGCTGGAGACGAGCAAGAAGGTCCTGCCGGCGTTCACCTACCTGGGCGAAGGCGCGGGCAAAGCCTTCCAGGCCATCCAGGCGCTGTCGAAGGTGGACATCGGGAAGGCCCTCGCCGGCATGAAGTCGGGCGTGGCGGGGCTGGGCACTTCGGTGGCGGAGCTCACCACGTCCATGCCGTCCCTCATGGCGAGCATCGGGCGGATGGCGTTGGGCTTCGCTACGGCCGCCCTTCCCATCCTGGCCGTCGTCGCGGCCCTCGCCGGCATCGCCCTGCTCGCGGGCAGCGTCTACAAGAGCTGGGGTGACATCAAGCTCCTGGCCAAGGAGGCATGGAGCGCGATGTCCCAGTCCGTCTCGGAAATGATGGGAGGGCTGAGCGACGTCGCGATGAAGCTGGCGGACGTCTTCGGCCTCGCCTTCAGCGCCCTCGGATCCACCATCGAGGCCATGGTGGACCGGTCCCTCGCCTTCGTCGCATTCCTTGTGAGCAAATCCGCAAGCATCCTTCGCCCCATCGCCGAGGCGGCCAAGATGCACAATGTGACCGGGGCGCTGAAGGAGGCAGAAAAGCTCACCGGAAAGGGATTGAAAGCAGGCATCCTGGACGCACTCGCCGCAGGCGGGAGCGCCTTCATCGAGAAGATGGCCAAGGAGGCCTCGGAGTTGAAGAAGGGTGCCGTCCTCATCGCGACGAAGGCAGCAGACGCAGCGAAGGCTGCCGGCGCGGCGGCCAAGGACACGGTAGGCGTTGGACTCCAGCACTCCGCTTCCGGCCTCGAGGAGATGATGAAGGCCGTCCTCAACTCGAAGACGGTCGAGGAGTGGAAGGCGAAGATGGAGGACCTGAAGGGCCTCCTTGCCTCGCTCTTCGACGGGAACGCGCAGGCCCACATCCGCAAGCCGGATGAGAACGGCATCGAGGTGTCCGCCGCGGGCCATGACGGGATGGACCGCTTCGCGGAGCGCTTTCGCGGCGGGCTGGGCTCCACCGCCATGGACGCCTACAACAAGCTGGTGGAAGACCAGGCGAAAGCCCTCGCGGACTCCATCCGCCGGGCCGCCGAGGACGCGGCCGCAGCAGCTGCTGCCGCGAAGGACAGCCTCATCGCGGGCTTCGTCAACCGGCTGGGCGAGCTCGGCGGCATCATCAACAGCGCGAAGCAGGGCTTCGAGGCGGGCGGCTTCTGGGGCGCCGTCATCGCCGCCATCGGCGAGCTGCTCATGGGTACCGAGGAGATGGCCGGCGCCATCGAAATCCTCAACGGCATCGTCTCGCAGGTGTCGGACATCTTCGGGGCCATCGGCCGCGGGCTCCAGCCCCTGCTGGGCGCGGTGGGCTATGTGATTGAAGTCGTCGTCAATCTCATCCAGCCGTTCCTGGAGATGCTCGGAGACGTCCTGGAGGACTTCGCGCCCGTCATCGTCATGGTGGGCGAAATCCTCCAGGCCCTCACGCCCGTCTTGAGTGGTGCCTTCAAGGCCCTCGCGTCGGCCATCAGCTGGCTCGTGGAGGGCGTGCTGAAGGGCGTCTTCGAGGTGTTGCGCTACGTGGGCCTCGCCATCCTCTACATCATCAAGGGGCTGGCCAGCGCCTGGAACGGCATCGTCAGCGCCATCCAGTGGGTGTTCAAGAAGCTGGGGGACATCTCCATCTTCGGCGGCCATCCGCTCGGCTTCCTCCGCGACTGGGCGGACGGCATGGAGTCCGCGAAAATCAACACGGACTCGCTGAACGAGAGCATCTCGAACCTGAAGGACGTCACCTGGGACGCGGCGAAGCGCAAGGCCGAGGAAACGGCGGAGGTCCTCAAGAACAAGGAGGCGCTCGCGGACGTCAACGAGGCGCTCTCCAACGTGCCCGCCCTCTGGAAGGTGGCGCTCCGGCGCTTCAACGCGCAGGACGAGCAGGAGGGCCCCAACACGTCCGGAGGAAGCGCGACGCCTGCGCCCGCGCAGCCGCCCCCGTCGCCTTCGGGTGGAGGCACGGTGTCGGCTCCCGAATCCCCCGGCGGCTCCCTGTTCAACTACATCTTCAACATCACCGGCTATGACACGGAGGAGGCCATGGCCGAGGCGATGCGGAATGCCGAGGCCATGCAGCGCCGCCTTGGCATCCGGCTCTTCGGCACCGCCGCGCCCGTCACCAGCCGGTACGCGTAGCAGTTGGGCCGCCCCTTCTTCAGGGGCATGGCCTACCTCCAGCTCTCCGGCATCGAGGTCCGCTGCTCCACCGCCAAGGGGCTCATGCAGAAGCCCACGCTGCTGGGCCCGCGCATGCGGACCTTCAGCGGATGGGCGATGAGCGGCACCCGCGCGCGCGTCCATACGTGGTCCGGTGGCACGCCGCCCATGCCCCTGGCGGAGGCACAGGCCCTGCGCCGCCTCATCGACGGAGAGGGGCACAGCTGGGCCTTCGAGGCCAACAGCGGCGTCGGGCTCTACAGCAGCAAGGGAGTCCCCGGCACCGTCGTCGGCACCATTGGCGTGGGGCCCGGCAGCTCCACACCGCGCTTCGGGGCGGGCGGCCTGGTGCTCGCGTCCGGCGCCTCCGTCACGTGGGCAACGGGCACCACCACCACGTACCTCGTAGGGGCGTGGATCCGGGGGGCATTCAGCTCCGGGGCCTGGACGCACCTCATCGTGGACCCAAACACAGACATGACCTGGAAGAACGGGGAGGAGTGGCTCACGGCCGGAGACCTCGTCGACGAAACCGGCATCGGCCTGGGCGTAGGCTTCCTCACGCCGTCGGCGCTCACGGTCGCCAACCGCACCGCCGAAACGGGCACGCCGAGCGTCCTGGACGTCGATGACCTCGTGCTGCTGCCGTACGCGGTGCCTCGGGCGTGGATTCCCCAGTGGTACGCCTGGGGCGCGGCAGGCCACCCCTTCGGCCCACTGCCGTACCACGCCGCCACCGGCGTCGGCGTGCCCGGCCCCTTCCAGGTGCTGGGCCAGGCGGGCGACGCGGCCGCCGTGGAGTACGTCGACGACAACAGCGCGCGGGTGCAGGGCCAGTACCTGGACTTCGAACTCTGGCAGCAGCCGGAAGGAACCTGACATGCGCACCCTTTCCCCCGCCGAATCCGCCGCCCTCTCTTGCAGCGCGGGCTTCGCCTCGCACGTGCGCGTCCTGGTGCTGCGCGGCGCCTCCTGGACGGACCTCTCCACGCTGCTGCCCGGGGACTACCTGCTGGGCGCCTCCTGGTCGGACAGCATCGACGCGCCCGTCTCCACCGCCAGCGTCTCCGTGGTGCGCAACGGCCCGGACGGCAAGCGCCTGTCGCTCGCGACCATGGTGGTGGCCAGCCTCTTCAACACGGTGGACGCCACCTACCAGCCGCTCTTGCGCGAGGGTGCGTACTTCCGCGTGGAGCTGGCCACGGTGCCGCTGGACACGCGCCGCGCGGACGTCCCCACCGGCTCCTGGCGCGAGGTGTGGCGCGGCCGCATCGACGAGGTGGACGCGGGCGGGGACGAACTGCGCCTCTCCGGAAGGGATTTGGGCGGGCTGCTGCAGGACACCTGGGCGGAGGTGGAGCGCACCTATGGCAGCACCGCGGGCACGCCGGTGCAGTCCGTCATCCAGTCCATCCTCACCGACAACGGCATGTCCTCCTTCGGCCTCTTCACGCCGGTGGATCCGCTCTCCGTGCGCGGCCCCTACGTGCAGGAGCGGGAGCCCCTGCTGGACGCGGTGACGTTCCTCGCCGAGCAGATTGGCTGGGACTTGCGCATGCGCTGGCGCGAGGACGCGGGCGCCTTCGCCCTCACCCTCTGGAGCCCCAACCGCACGACGGACATGCCCGTGGCCACCTTCGGCCCGGACAGCGTCCTGGAGTTCTCCGAGCTCAAGCGCAGCCTGGAGCACGTGCGCAACGTCGTGGAGGTGGTGTACTCGGACAAGGCGGACAAGGACGCAACCGGCGCAAAGAAGCGCAAGACGGTGACAGCCACCCATGCCGCGAGCATCGCCCTCTACGGGCGCCGGTGGATGCAGGTGGCGGAGGCCGCCTCCTCCCTCATCGACACCGAGTTGGAAGCGACGCGGCTGGCCGCCGCGGCCCTTGCCGACCTCTCTGAGTCCGCGCTCAGCCTGTCGCTGACGCTGCCCGGTGTGCACTGGTACCTGGAAGCGGCGGACCTGGTGGAGGTGCTGCCGGACGGCGTGCACTTCGACACGCCCCAGCGCCTCGCCGTCGTCTCCGCGGAGCACGAGTGCGCGTCCTCCGGCGAGGCTCGGACGAAGCTCCAGTTGCAGGGCCGGCCCAGCACCAGCCGCACCGTCTGGGCGGAGAAGGACGCACGCCCCGGGGTCGCCGCCAGCGCGCCCTTCACTGGTCCCCCGGCGCCGGCGGGCCTGACGGTGACGAACACCGTCAACGGCTTCTCGCTCGCATGGACTCCAGCGGACACCGGCACCGCGTGGGACTCGTACGAGCTGCACGTGAGCAGCACCGCAGGCTTCATCCCCTCGCAGGTGACGTACCGGGAGAACAGCCGCACCACGAGCTTCAACGTGGCCAACCTGGTGGCGGGCCGGGCGTACTACGCGCGCGTCATCCCGCGCGACAAGAAGGGCAACGCGGGCCCCGCCAGCACCGAGGTGACACTCGCGCCCAGGTACGTCGCGCCGGCCATGCTGATGCCCACCGTGACGTATGCCGCGCTCCCGTTGAATGCGGACTTCGAGGCGCTCAGCGACGCCTCCCTGCCCCCGGATGGGTGGGGCGTCTCGCCCGGCACCTGGAACGTGGACGCCTTCGACGAGCCCGCCAGCGTCTTCAGCGGCGCCCGCGCCGTGCGCCTGGCGCCGACGCTGCTGGCAACGAAGCTGGGCAGTCAGTCCTTCGTCGTCCGGCCCGAGGACCTCGTGTACCCCAGCGTCCTCATGCGAGGGAACACGGAGGGCACCAACAACAACTTCACCTGCGTCCTCTGGCTCGCATGGCTCGACGGCAACGGCAGCCTGCTTCCCTCCGGCGGCATCTCGACGGTGGACATGGGCGTCGCCTCGTCGCTCTGGAAGGACCTTGGCAAGGGGAAGTACGCCGTCGCCCCCGCCAACGCGCGCTACTGCCAGCTCTACGTCGGCAAGGGCAACGCCCTGGCGTACACGCTCTTCCTCGACTCGGCGCGCGTCGTGGTGCAGTCGAAGCTGGAGAGGCCCGTGTCGGCGACGCTCATCACCGCGTCGGGCTGGGTGTGGACGGGAGCGCCGCGCGACTTCCCGTCGTACTACCGGAACGAGGGGGAAACCGCCTTGGCGGGCAGCATCAAGAGCGGCACCCTCGGCTCATCCTGCTTCCAACTGGATTCAGGCTATCGGCCGGCCACGGAACTGCGCTTCCCCGTGGTGAGCAACGGCGCGTTCGGTTGGGTGAAGGTGACGGCCGACGGGTACGTCACGCCCATGGCCGGCAGCACGACGGAGTTCTCGCTCGAAGGCATCCGCTTCCGGGCAGTGCCGTGAGCCTCACGGCTGTAGCGCGGCGACGACCTTCTGACGCTCGGAATCACTGCCCTCAGCGACCATGAACATGATGGGCCCGTGGACGATCTTCTGCTCACTCGATAGCGGGGACTGGTCCATCACTTCCTTGTATGCCTTTGCCGCCTCCGCAGTATTGAACTGAAGGATACCGACGTAGACCTCGCCTGAACGGTAGTCGAAACACCGCGGCGCCACGGCCTGCTTCGTATCCTCCGTCTTCTCGGCGAGCACGACGCCGCGCGACTTCGCGAATGCCTCGGCGGACTCGATGGTGTCGAGCCCCTTCGAGCAGGCAATGGCAGACAGTGCGATGACAATGAAAAGCATCCGCAACATGGGCCTCCTCCTGCTGAATGCCTAGCACCCAGAGTCAAGGCGGGACAAGGTACCCCTCACCCGTCATGCAGGCCCAGGCTACACACCCGCCCGTAGCTCATCAGGAAGGTCGGTCCGCCGCAGGTCGGGCAGCGCTCCTCCGGGGGCAGCTCGCGCGGTGGCGGTGGAGTCGGTTCCGCCACGCCCTGGAGTCTGGCCAGGTCGCGCAGGTAGTCCGCACGGACCTGCCGGTGGCGTTGCAGTTCAGGCGGTGGCGGCCTGGGTCGGTGGTGGCGCATGGATCCCTCCTCCGACGAAGAAGGGGCGCCACCTGGCCTATCGTCGCTTCTTCTCTCGGGCCGCGAGCGCTTCCTCCAATAGACGGACCGCAACCTCGTCAGGCCCGAGTCGCTCGCTGGCCGCCAGAGCGCGTACCGCTTCGGCGTGCTTCGCGAGACAGTCGTACACGCTGAAGCCCAGGACCATCGCCTTGACGCGGGCGCTGTTGATGGATCGCAGTCGCTCCGCCTCCTTCATTGCCTTGGCACGCTCGCCGAGGGACGCGGGGGCACGCATGCTGAACTGGTCGTCGAACTTCTCTTCTTCGGGCTCGAACAGCATCGGCACCTCCGTGTGTGGGCAGCATTTGTATCCCACCTGAATCCCATTCGCAACCCACGGCCCTTGACTTGGGTCCCCTATGGGATACATTTCTCCGTGCTTGGCCGCCTGGAGAAGCGTCGAGCTTCACGGCATCAGGCGACTGCGCGAGAGGCAGGCATATGCGGCAGATAGAAAATATTTGGCGGGGTCCGGAGTCGGTGTCTCCGCGCAGCAGCGGCACGAAGGCCCTGCGCACAGGGAGCCGTGAGCAACCTCTCGACATCGTCATCCGCCGCTATCGGCGCATCTTGCTGGGCCGCCTGTATCAAGTGCGCGACGCCAAGACGGGCGCGCCATCGATCGACCTCCATGCCACGGGGCGGCATCCGGACTTCCAGCCCGACGTGGACATGGACATGGTCGTCTCCGCGCGAGCTGCAACCGCCGACGCCCCTTCCCGCCTCCGCTTTCGCCTGGCGCATGTGTCCGCCGATGCGTCCAATCAGGATGTTGCCCGGGTCGCGGAGGGCGCCTTGAGCCTCGCCAAGGCGATGGTCCAGTCCACCTGCACGCGCAGCGAGCTGGCCGAAACCATGGCGCACCTTCGGGCACCGGCGCGCCCTCGCGGCCCCGTCCTCCGGTCGCGAAGGCACTGGCGGCGCGCGCGAAAAGCGCTCGCGAAGGCCTGGGGAAGTGCCCTGACGAGCGGCTACATCTCTGTCGTGCTCGCGGGCGCGGCAATCCTGGGCTCCATCATGATGCCGAACCAAGCTCCGGACCCAAGGCCAACGCAGCTTCCTCACGTACCTGTCGGCCTCGTTCTCGCGGCGTCCACTCCGGACCGGCCTGAACTGTCACTGGACATTCCGGACCGGCCTCTTCAAGGGCAGAAGACGAAGGACTGCGACCCGGACGCCAGCGAGCAAATGATCAAGGGAGCCTGCTGGGTGGAAACCTCGAAGAAGGCTCCGTGCGGAGACAAGCAGTACGAGTACAAGGGGAAGTGCTACCGCGCTGCCGGCAAGTAGTTGACGCAGCGAGGCCTGAGCTACCTAGTTGCGCAACTGCCTGACTGGTGCTACCTCTTTCGAGGTATCAGTAGTGCCAGCGGTCCGCTGAAGCAGTGACCTAAGCGGTGGACCGCATCCCAAATCGAGCTTGGCCTCCGCCTTCGAGCGGTTGGCTACCAGAAAAGGCCGGTACACCCGAGTGATGTCGGGACACCCGCCCTCCCGGTGCTCCGTCGGCGTTTCTTAGGTCCGTCGGCGGAGCACCACTTTTTTCTGGGTGGGGTTCGCATGGGTCACGCAGGCCAGCACAGCCATCCCCGCCCACCCACGACACCTGCCATTGCGTCGGCCTCGCCGTCCACCGTTCTGGATGCGCACCGAATGACGAGACGGAGTCGTATGCAAACCTCCCTCGACACATCGTTGGCGCGGGGGTTGCTCAACGCGCGCGTGACTGTGGAGCCCGATACGAGCTCGCAGCAGCTACGGACGAAGCTTCGACCTCACGGGTCGTTGCTCATCTTCTTGACCGATCATCTTGTGCAGTGTCGTCCGAGTGGGAGAAGTCGATGACCGAAGTGGAGTTGGTGGAGAGCATCCGGAAAGTCGTCCGGGAGGAATTGCGCGCGCACGTCGCGACGGATGGCCGCGAGTACCTCACGGTGGCGGAGGCGGCAGCGCTCGCCCGGGGTGGGCAGAGCATCATCCGCAACTGGTTCAAGGACGGCACTCTGAAGCGGCATGGGACGCCGGGTCGTGTCCTCGTCAGCCGAGGGGAGTTGCTCGCAGTGCTGGAGCGAAGTCCTGCACACGTTACGAGCGAGGAAGCCATCGAGGCGCTCGCGGCAAGCTTCGTCGGAGGGGGCACCTGATGGGCTCCGTCTACAAGCGCAGCGACTCACCCAACTGGTGGGTTGGCTTCGTCGACGTGCACGGGAAACGGAAGGACAAATCCTCGAAGAGTCAGGACAAGCAGGTCGCGGAGAAGTTGCTGGCTGTTGTCGAGCGCAAGGTGCGCGCGGAAAAGGAGAGCGGCCTCGTCAGCGCGAACAGGGGGCCTATCACCGTTCACCGGTACGCCGAGCAATGGCTGGCGGACCGACGCGCGCGAGGAATAGCAGCGGCAGATTCGGACGAAGACCGCCTTCAGCACGCGCTCCCAGTCATCGGAGGGATGGTTCTGGCCGAAGTGCGGCCAAAGGACATCCTCGCGGTCGTTCGTGCGATGGAGGCGAAGCGGACAACGGAGGGGGCGAAGAAGCTCGCGCCGCGAACGGTCCTGCACGTCTACGGCGCGCTTCGGCAGATGTTCAGCGACGCGCACAGGGATGAACTCATTCCCGCGAGCCCCTGCGTGCTGACGCGGCGCCGCGGCGAACTGCCCAAGAAGCGCGACAAGGACCCGCAGTGGCGACGCACGGCGCTCTTCGATCGCGAAGAACTGATGCTGCTGATCACCGACCGGCGCGTCCCGGAGCGGCACCGCGTCCTGTATGCGGTCGAGAACCTGGGAGGCATGCGCATCAACGAAATCAGCCCTCGAAGGTGGCGGGACTACCTGCCCGACATCACGCCTCTGGGGAAGATGGTCATCGACACCTGCTGGGACTCGAAGAAGAAGGTCCTGAAACCGGCGACGAAGACAGGGGTGGTACGGGAGATGCCCATCCACTCCGTCCTGGCGCGCATCCTCGCGGACTGGCAGGCGGAGGGGTGGGCCCGGCAGTACGGGCGCCAACCCGGGCCGGAGGACTTCATCGTCCCATCCGTGGACGGAGGGCTCCTGAGTTCGTCGTCCAGCTACAAGCGCCTCCAGGAGGACCTGGCGCAGTTGGGCCTTCGGCGACGAAGGCAGCACGACGCCCGGCGGACGTTCATCACGTTGGCGATTGCGGATGGGGCGCAGAAAGATCTGCTCCGCTGGGCGACCCACGGGCCCGAAGGCGACATCGTGGATGCCTACACGTCACTGCCCTGGCACGTGCTGTGCGAGCAGGTGGCGATGCTGAAGGTACAACTCCCCGAGGGGTACCTCCCCTCGGGTTTCACCGGAATCACTACGCAGCCACTACGCTCGATGGAACCGACCGAAATGACTACGCAACTGCTGTGGAGGCGGAGGGAATCGAACCCTCGTCCGAAAGCCGTCTGCTCTTTGACCCTACGTGCGTAGTCCGCGATTTTTTACGTCACCTGGACTCCCACGGACGGGATTCCCGATGCCGGTCCTGGAAAGATCTCGTCACCTCGGGCCCAGGCTCCCTCGGTGACCAGTCCGCATTATGACGGCCCATCCCCACCCCACGGACCGAGAGCAGGGGGACCGCGCACTAAAGACTGCTAATTAGGCAGCCAGCGCGAGCTCAACGTTGTCGTTGGCTTTTGTGTTGTTGTCGGCAGTTTAACGAGGTCCCAACAAGCTCGGCACGCGTCTCGAACTTCAATGCCCCCGTCGAAGCCAGGTCGCCCCCAGATTCGCCGTACTGCATGCGGCCACGACTTCTCCGCACCCGACTTACATTAACCGCTGAACGCCCCCCGTCAATCCTCCTGCATCGTCAGGGGGTCGCTCCGCCAACATCCTGCCC